TGTGTAAGAGAACGTGCAATGCTCCGGGTGAGAGCTGTTCTCCAAAAACCTTCTTTGCCCCTTACTCAGTGAAGGTAAAATATCTGAGGTGAATGTAGCCAGTAGGCGTACTATTACGGTGTTGACGGCGGATCAGCATTGTTGAACTGCTTCTTGCCGGAGGTGTGTGAGTTTGGCGGTAGACGGCCCCCTTTAATAACTGGGGCAGTACTCGTTACCTCTACCACTGGTGTGGGTTGAACGAATGTTAGCAATGGAGGAACAGGCCAGAGATATGTAAAGTCATCTCCTGCCGAAAACCAAAGTGTAGTTCCATCTGTGTCTGTAGTCACTATGTCTATAGGTTGATCAGTCATAGTAGCTAAGGTCGCTGGAACTCCATTTGATATTGTTGGGTACCATGCCACTGTTGAGTACCAAGGGATTACTGTACTCAATAATGACGTGGGTTCATTCATTGATAAAAGTGCTGACGAGGCTACGGTGAAGTTGCCTGTTGGCGATTGCATTCCTGCAAATGTCGCAGAAGTCATGGTTCGAATTCGCCTTGAACCACGCCAGAACGCGAAACCTAGGGCCCATCGGTGCACGGGCCAGTTAAGCGTTGTGCCGGAAGCTTCTGGAAATGAAATCTTAGTTGCATTAGTTGGGTAAAATGCTTTCAGAGTATCGCTTATTGTGGATGAAGTATCACCCATTAATAGACCATGTTCTTGCATTCCATGGGATCCATCTGTTATAGGATCAAACGATTCTGCAAATTTATTAACCAACGAACACTGAGATTTCATATCTTTTGTTGCCTGCATTGATGTTGACCAAGGGGTCTGGTCTCCACGTCTCAAACACGCGAGCTGGTAATCATTACCTGCCGCTCGGTATATATTGACGTAGTATATGGCATCTGCTGGCAAGGAAGAACCTTGGACATCTGTTAATGCTTCGATGGTTAACCACATCGTGTGATCGGCTTGCGCGCTGACTTTGCTCCAAATCGTTGGGGACAGATAAGGAACTGTAATCGTAGTCCACGCGTCGCCTTTCGCATCTACAATTTTAGAATGATAAGCGGAACCTTCTTCAATTGTAGTAGGTGGTGAGAGCGAATAAGAAATAGAAAATCGGAAACGACATGAATAAAATGCGGTACCAACTAAATGTATTAAATAACGTATAGAACCTCTCCAGTATTGATATTGCATGGTCGCAAACATCAAATAATCTGGTTTAAGGGTCTGAGATGTAGCAATCTTTATTGGAGAAATTGGCAGGGTCGCCACTACTCCAGCATTGACTGCTGTCGTCATATAAAACAAAGATGGTATCTGGGCATATTCAACAACTTTCATGTCTGAATTGGGCATATCCATATCTTTCGCTACTGAGTAAGATGGAAACTGTGAGAGCGGTTCACAATAATCCACTCCTGTTAACATTGTGTGACCTCGCATGCGGCGAGTAGCAACAAACGTAACTGACTGATCAGTTGAAGGTTTGTCCAAGTTATCAAACAATGAAGCACCTAATTTTAGGAGTGGTGTCATGAGAGGAACGCTGTTCGTGATTGGTGAAATCGCGTCTACAACGCTCGCCGCTGAAAGGCCTTTCTTGTCTTTGGTCTGTGCCTCTTTGTTCTGTTTATGTTTATTCTGTCCCGACGACTGACTCTGCATCACTTTCCGTGAGGAATTTGATTTATTGGGAATCGGTGGTGGTACTGGAATGTACGCATATAGTTGTGGATTCATCATCTGAAGGAAAATGGATACCGCAACAGTATCTGTTACAGAACTTGAGGAAGTCAAGAGAGGATTAAGCACCCGCACACTGAATTTTGGTGTATCGACCAATGAAGTGTAGTTCAACAAATCTATATGAGGTTTATGTGATATATAAGGAATCTCTATTTCAGCAGAGTCCTGTAAAGAAGCAGACAAAATGACTGGTCTGCACATCATAAACTCAAAGGGAGATGAGTATACAACAACAGCATTCATAGGCGGTTGCCAATACGCCGCTAAAGTTCCTTGATGGTATGGAGTGGAATTTACCCTGACGGTGATTTTCCAACTACATCTCAAATAACGGTACAAAGGAGGGATCGTATCCAAATCTCCAAGTACTTTTTGAACTGTTAACGACGAGTTGACAAGGGCCAATAAAGGGTCCATAGCAACAATCGATGTGCTAGCGCTGGTCCAGCTGTACGTCCCGACTAATACATTCCTAGTTATTATACCTGTTGGGGTCTCATTAGGCATAGGATTAACTTTGGAATATAAAGTTACGAGATCGTTTTTAGTAGTCTGGCTAACGACATTGCTGGCGTCTTCGAATTTGACCTGACTATCCTGAGTCGAGATGTTCTCGTCAGTTGCTTGTGTTAAGACTCTATCGACGGAGTCTGTGTTTTCTTGGGTATTGAGTTGAGCTGCTCTATTTGCCTATATCCTCTAGCGAGCAAACTAAAGGGGAGGTGAGGTGTCGGTGTGAGCAACACGAGGAAGCAATACTCTGCTAGTTGACTTTAGCTGAGTAAGATCTATCGTTCGTGAGTGTTAAATCTCCAATCGGGTTGGAGGGGCCCATTCAAAATCAGTAAAACACTACTGATACGTTTTTCGGCAGATCGTGCCAATATCCTTGGGATAAACTCTCTTACAGGTGAGACACACCTGGTAGCTTTGCAACTAGCACACTAGTATATTAAGCAGTTCATCCAAAGTCCCATGTTTGGCCTATCGGGATGGCTTTGCAATTAAGAGGTTGATTAACCCTTATCTAGCACACTAGAATATAAGGTCATAGCAACTTTACTCATGTTTTAGGCTATCGAGTTGCCATATTTTTATTATTGTATAGAATTAATTATGACAGTGACGGTGAACAAGTTCTGCCATCACATCTTCATACATTTTCGAAAACTGAGGTTGATTAACAGCTCTCAAAAATACATTAAGTATAATTTTATTCTTTTCAAAAAACTTCTTACCGTGAATTGCCCACTCTATGAGTGCGTTATCACAGTTTATTTTAAATTGAACTTCTGGACGAAATTCCTTGGATTCTCGAATCCATTGAACCATTGAGTACAAAGTTTGTTCAGATAAGGGGGCACTGATTAAACCTTCACTAAATGTGTATTTCCTCTGAAGGAAAACTACCGAATCAATGTTACGTCCTAAGGGAATATCATCTCCTTTATTAGGGTCTGTATGTTCATGATTAAAATATTTCTTGGCTGCTTGGGCAATGGTCTGCCCATTAAACCAAGATTTAATGTCTGGATCGAAAGCTCCGTTGACGTCGTCTCCATAAACTAACAATTCAACGAAATCTTCAAATTTCAACGGTTGAGAAGTATGTTTTTGCGATAATTTCTTAAAAATCACTCTATTTTTAACTGAATTCAAAACAGAGTTCATTAATGAGGTTCCAAACCAGCCAGAAGGCTGCATGTCTACCATCATAACATTATCTAATACAATAACAATAGGGGAGAAAGCGGAAGCTAAACACGAGAAAATACAAGCTAACCAAAACGGGTCTTTGGTTATCCTCTTTTCAAACTGTTCAGTAAATCCATATGATACTTCAGGACAAAAATTAATATCCCATCCTGCCGTATCATTGTCAAAGATGTTCTCCATATCTTTTCCAAAACGTGTCATGCGCTCGTAAAGTATTCGCCAGTCAGAACTATAAGGGTTCAGTCCGACTTGAATATCTGCCAATCGAGTATGTTCAACTGCGATTGCATAAGCGCCCAACGCCATTCGAGAAAAAATCAAGTGATCTATTGGTCCATTCAAAAACATTCGAGTAAAATATTTATGAACTCGACTAAGCTCACGAGTTTCATCTTTGAGTATTCCAATGCAAACCAAAGGTACTATCTTTCCTTGTGCTGCCATGTCCAATCTGTATTGCACAGATGCACGGAGCATAGGATGGATAAATTTGGTTTCTTTATTGATGAGTTCTGATCGCTTAATACCTGCAGCCACATAAGGAAACGCACTGGAGGTAGAAATATCAATTCCATCAATATTTAGTGCTTTGCAGCCAAAAACTGCTTCTTCAATGGTCAACATTCTTAAACCACGATTAGTGAGATAGGTCGGAAAACATCCATCCCACACATCGTCATCATAGAATTCTGGGGGCATCTTAAGCACTTTCTTTCCTTTAAATTTTCTAAGAGAAAGCAAAACTGGGTCTTGCTCAATTCCATTTTCATCCAAACCTTTTCTTAACTTCGCTGGTGCCGTAGTTAAGGGGTAAGGAGGAGCCATATGAACTGGTCCTTTCTCTGTTGAAATTGTAACTCCTGTTGCAATAGGGGACTTATGCAACTGAGTTTTTCCTGGGAAAGAAAACATTGGATTGACTTTGGCAATTGTTGTCATACCTTGATGATAACGATGCAGTCTTTGACTTTCATCAAACTGAACATCGATTTCTGGGGGCACATATATCTCGGTCATACAACAATTGTTTTTCATTACTTCATGTACAGGTTCGAGTTCCACTATCTTGAACAGTGGATCCCATTCACCTTGAAACATTGGTGCAATCAAAGATCCATGAGAATCTGCTGCTACATGTAATCCTATTATTTTGGTATCGTACTTCGTGTTATAGAGTATGTTTAAAGCTCCACACTCTCCATCTTCGCCTGGTTGGTCAACTGCATAGTATCCGCTGACTGAACCTGCTCGATCGGTTTGCCTAGTACGAGGTTCCATATAAGTAGAATGATGTATTGATCGCATTCCATCTGAAACTGACACACGCGCTGCGCCAGTAACTTTATCCGTTATTTTCTCCTTCATAATATGCTTACGAAGTGAAGGAAACGGTTGACAATTTGTAAATCTAACATAAGCTAGATCTCTGTCTTCAAATCTGAGAACTTCTCCCACAATTAATTCTTTATATTCTTCTGTATCGCCTGGATTGTAAAAAATGTGTACTTTTTCACATCCTTCATTCATCACCATTACGTGATTTGCTGTTGCGGCTACAGATCCCTCTACAAAAGTTAACCATGCATAAGAAGATTTCCCGTTTTTGCCAATAAATTTAGTCCATCGTTGATGACTACCTAATATCTTTGCTGAGAGCTTGTCAGCTCCATCATCAATAACTTGTGAAGTCATATTCTTAGGTTTTCTAACGATGCGCTTAATTATTTTGGCTTGTTTCTTTGCTGCTGTTTTGTCAAAAGATTGGCTGGTCATAGTCCATTTTTTAGCTAACTTGAATCCCATCGAAAGAAGGAATCCTGTCACGCACAATGAAAGAGCTGATAACGCAACCACTCCAAAAACGCATGCATAGAATAGAAAGTTCGAAACAATCATATCCCATACATCAGTTCTGAAATCTTTCGTTCGTGTCCAAATCGACGGATGAGCCATCGCATTCTGGTCCGGCATTAACTCATTCATAAATTGAACAATATCGTCTCCTGGATGTGCAGCTTGAAATTCCTCGTTAGAGATACAAAATTGTTGAGTTCCGAATAATATCTGACTATAGTTACGCCGCGCGGTTAAAGGCACCGTTCGACAAACATCATCTGGCCATATTGGATAAGAAATATCCATCATAGCCATTGTTCTGTCATCATTAAACATTCTCCAATTTTGCGAAATCCAATGATCTGTTTCAAAGAAACGAGTAATTGTGGGTTGTCCTGGAAGCAGCATGACTGCCTTCACTACTGGGATGTGATGTACATTAATTCCTGATTGTACGGGCACTTGCCTAACAATGAATCGAAAATCCTTATCAAAATAATTATAATAAGCATGATAAACTAAAGATTTTGATCTATTGTCCATGGCATTCACACGCTCCCAAAAGCGATGGCGTCCATCATAGTAACATACCGGCCTATCTAGAATTGCTGAAACAAACAAATTCCATGATGGTGACAGTACGCCACGATGTTGACATAAAGAAGGATTTTGACAAGGTTGTGATGGATCATGTCTCATTATTGCAAAAGGATGATCCAAAACTTGTGATTCCATAACGTCTTCGTCGCTAAGCAGTCCTGTTCCTGCCGCTTCATTAACGTATGGATCATGTCGTGGAAAAAGAGATCCCTCATACTCGCGTACTTCTTCTCTTCTTTCATGAGCTTCTTCCAATCGTCGTATATCCTTCTTCAATTTCTTGACTCGCTTTCTATTCCTTCTCTTTAAATCTCTCATTTCTTGTTCCTGAGATACTTCCGGAGTTGGTTTATTATCTGAGTCATTATCATTATCATTGTCCATATCGTCATCTGAAGAAGATGTCGAGGAACTGGACGACAACAAAGGTGATGACGGTGGTTTTGGGAAAAAAGCATCCCAATCTTCATCAGATATTGCGGTCATTGGTTCTCCTTTTTCAAAATTAATTTGACGTATTGTGTATTCTTTTGCTATTCTGTTTATGAGTTCTATCGGGGTCACTAACTCACGAACAAACATACCTGGATTAGCTCCTGGTGTAAGAATTTCTACGTCGTAATCATTCTGAAACTGATCTTTATTTAATGCAGAAATGTTAATATTACTTGCTGTGGTCTTAAGTCTTAAGGAAACGTGTAAGGTTCTACGTCTCCAAAGAGCTTTAGTATCATGCAAGCCTAAATTAACAACATTGTCATTAATAACATTAGTAGTGGTCATAATAAGTGGTGATGTGAAAAAAGTAATTCCTTTTGATCCGACATCAGGCATGTCAACTGGGTAGGGCACAGTGTTGACTAGCCTGATCATGTCGTATGCTTCACGTCCACGAATTTCTGTATCTTTACTCTGGAATAGATCATCAATCATGGTGACCCATTGTCCTGAATAATTTGACCAAAATTTATCTGTAGTAGATCTAGGATAAACCTGAGTCATGTCAATTTTAGGTAAACCAAGCTTTCGCCTGACACCCATAATTAAAGACTTCATAAACAAAGACTTTCCTTGCTTCGGTGGTCCTTCAACATACACCCAAACCGGCTCCTGTCGTCCATGCTTATTGGACAAAGTAACATAAGCGGTTCGAACATCGTCTAGGACTCGGAATCTAAGATTAGTAATTGCAGCTTGCTTAGTCTCTGTAATTTTAGAATATCCTGGTAACTTAGTAGCAGCTTCCAATTCATCAAATGATTTGATCACCTTCAAACAAAAATCTCGGTCGGTTTTTAGTTTAGAGGCATCTTTACCCGTAGTTAGATCAACTAGGGTTTTCCATTTCTGATGAATTAGATGAGCTGCTCTTGAGTTCTCAAAAAAG